GCGGAGCCCCAGGAGGCCGACGCCCCCGAGCCTGAGGGCTCCCACGACGCCGAGGCGCCGCCTGAGTTTCCGCCGCTGCCTCCGCCATCACTGGCTTTGGCGTCGCCTGCGGCGCGCATCGCCCAGCCAAACGCGCCTCCGGGGGTCAACGCGTAGCGCCACACGGGCGAATCCGTCAGCTTGTCCAGCCACCGGACAAAGGAGGCAATGTTCCTGATGCCCTCCGCCAGCCACTCGTTCAAGCCGCGAAGAACCGAACTACCGCCGATCTTGCCCGTGGTTTCATCCCAGGCCCTACCCAGCTCACGGGTGGCACGCTGCAATGGCGTCACCCCGCGGTCCGTCAACCCACTAAGGGAGCTTTGCAGCGCATCCATGAGCGCGGCTTGTGCGCCAGCCTTATCGCCGCTCCGATCCATGAGTTGGATGGACAGGAGTTGTTGCGCTGACAGGATACCCAACGCATCATCGAGAGATTTGGCACCGCGGACCGGGTCTTCCAGCGCTGTCGCCAACCGCTTAGCGGCTTCTTCTGGCGCAGACCCCAAGGCGGCGGCCAGGTTCGTTGCGAGGGAGGCAAACGCCGGCACGTCAACCAGCGCAATGTCTCGCACTTGCGCGAACTCCTGCACCATCGACTGCGCGGCTTCGCGCGACACGCCCGGCAGCTTAGAAATGGAGCTGATCAGGTTCTCGATACCTGCAACCGAGATCTGGCGGTCAGTCGCGAGAAACTGGACATAGAGGGATTGCATGCTCCGCAACTGCGACTCAGTCCGGTAAGCAGCAAATCCGACCGCCGCCAGCGCTGCGGCACCCAACGTGAACGGCGTAACCAGCCCGAGCGCGGTCGTAGCGAGCGCGGACAGTGCTGGCCGAATCCCGCCAAACATGTCCTTAAGTTGCCCGCCCTGCTGAAGAATGACGGTCATGGCATTCTGACCGCCCTGGAGGCCAACGACAATATCGGTGATCTGGGCGGGCACACCCCGCAATGCAGCAGCCGTCTGGGCAGCGCTCAGGCCATAGGCGTCGAACTTCTTCGAACCTGTATCGAGATGCTGAATTAGCCCCTTTGCCTTTTCGGATACACCGAGTTCTGCGGCCTGCATCTCAAGCAGCTCGGATTCGGACTTTCCGGCAATCGCAATACGCCGTTCCAGCGTCTGAATGAACTTGGCCGCAGCCGCATCACGAGCCCGCTCTGCCGCTGCCGCTTGATTCACGCTGGCCGTTACGCGGCCTGTCTGCGCGGCGAACGCAGCCGAAGCGGCATTCGCCTGCCCCATCCCAGCCTGAACCGTGGCTCCGAGCTTCGTCGCGGCAGTCGACGAGACGGAAAATGCATGCACCAACCCCGACGGATCGCCCGTCAACAGATAGGCGATTCGTTTCTCGTCCATGTCTTCACCTATCGGAAGCTATCGAGTATTGACCACGACCCCGATGGCGGCGCGCTCCATCGTGCGAAGGTCTCGGTAAAGCTGGGCGCGCGTTCGTTTGCGAACACCCAACAAGCGCATGGCGGCCTGAATTTCCGTGGCGGGCAGACCCGCGCGGCGGGGGCCTGTTCCAAACCCCGGCGCAACTAGGGCCCAACTGGTTTCCAGATCTACGAATATGCGAACAGCCAACCAGTTCTCCGGCCACACTTCGAATTCATCATCAGGAGATTCCACTGAAGCGGAGGCGGCGGCGATGACATCGGGCGGCGCACCGACCGCCCGCAGCGCTTCAAGGACAGACGCGTCTGCGGCGAAATCCCGCGCACCTTCCGTGCCATCCCGAGCCCACCAGCGCGCCGCCTCAATCAGTTTTTTTCCCGCGCCTGCCGGTGAGCCTGGAAGAAGCCGTCGAACAAGGGCACGATAGCCTCCGGATAGTCCTGCACGAACTCCGCCACCCCTTCCGCGCAGAACGGCGTTGGCGTTCCGTTCGACTCGGTCATGCCACGCCACCCAGCCATCTTGTCCTGGATGAACTCGAGGTCGGTGGCATAGGGCCACTTCGGCACCACAGTGCCGTCATCGCGGACGATGGAGGCTTTCCCTTCCGCTTCTCGGGCACGGTTCACCATGGCATCCTGGAGGTCTGCGAGATGCGTGTACTCGTGGCGGTGATACTGCGCGACGAACTCGATTTTCTGGGTGTTCCCATTCTCGTCATAGACGGTGAACGAGATGGGGGAAGCGGCGAGAGGACGCCTTGCGCGGACGAAGGACATGAATGTCTCCTGTGGAATTGAGAGTGCAATCAGCGGACGACGATTTCTATTTCGTCGTTCCCTTGATTGGGGTTGACGTTGAGGGTCAGGCCCAACATGACGATGCCGTCCTGATCCGAGTACTGCGGGTTCGTGAGCTGAGACTTCGGAAGAGAGATCTCGATGACGTTGCCTGCGGTCAAGCCGTGCACCACAGAGATTGCTTGCTCTTCGGCGCTCAGAACGATGGCGGGCCAGTTCAGTTGGGCAATGGTCGGCAATTCGAAGGAAATGCTTCCCGTAGGCTGCCGATCTGTGATCTCAGCTCCCTCGCAGCTGACCAGCGCACGCCAGACCAATTGATTCGCCACGTCGAAAGTGAGCGATTGCAGGCATCCCGTATATCCACCCAGCGACCAGGTGGGAGTGTTCGCCTTGGACACACCCAGCGGCTTGAGAAACGCGGAGTAATCGACATCGGACGGGTTGGCTGCATCGATGATGGGCGCGTATGCGCCCATGAAGCGGTATCGCATGAACGGCGTGCCTTTGGCGGTCAGATCGAAGCTGACCGTGCCCTTGGCGTCCAGCATCTTGTGCAATACGCCGTCGAGGTAGTAGTGCAGAGTCAGCGCTTCGAAGCCATCGGAAACCGGGGTATAGGTCACCGAAGTGTCCTCGACCACCGTTTCCTTGAAGCCACAGCCGCGCAGCAGCGGGCCCCAAGCGGGAGCCGCGCCCGGTTCCCCGCATCCGGCCAGCTCCACCTCGCCCTCGATCTGGGCGTACCGCGTGGCGACAAGCTGCCCCGGGCTGCCCATGTACGGACGCAACAGCGTCCGCTCCGCATACTCGACAGAGACCGGCGTAACTGTTGCATTGCGAAGCAGAATCGCATTGGTCGCCGCCGCCGGCCCCGCGTCTACACCAGCCGAGGCCTGCAGCTTGGCGAGCAGCAGCATCTTTCGCATGGACTTGGCCATGGAAATCTCCAATAAAAATGCCCCTTCCGGGGTGGTGATTGATCAGGCACTCAGAGAGTGCTCGTCGGTTTGGTAGGTGATCCGGTACCGCTTGCTCACCACTTGGCGACTCAGGTCGCCATTGGCGTACTTCGGTTCGTCCGTGCCGAATTCTCGGATGGACACAATTCCTTCCGCCCGAAACAGCATCACGATCGGATGGGCGGCTTCGAGGACGGATTCGGCAAGCTCCAGGTGGTCATCACCCGCGGTATGGACGTTGAGCAGGATTTCGCGCTCTCTTGTTGCCCGCCCGAGAGGCGTTCCCTCCACCGACTCAGCTCCGGGGAGCACACAAATCCGCCTCGCCTCCTCCCGGGTCGCTGCGCGAACGGGAGAACGCTCGACAACCGCCGGGAAGGTCGCAGACGCCTCCATAGCATCCGTGATACCCCGAAGGTAACCGGCAAAAAGTGTGGTCATAAGCGCTCCAGTTGCGCGCGAGTCCAATAGCCATCGCCCTGCACCAGCGGCTCCTGCGCCACCCGATACAGATCGCCGCCGACGTACTGGTCGCCGACCACCTGGCCGCCGATGCGGATTTGGCTGTGATATTCCAGGCCCGGGGCATCGGCGGTGGTGAACTCGATGACGTAATCCGTCGTGTGGACCTCGCCATCAAGCACGATTTCCTGGGGACGGTCGAACCGCGCCATGAAATGAGGCTGGGTGACGCCGCCGATCACCATCGCCACGGGTTCGCGGATGCCGGCGGCGTCGAAGGCCCGGTCGAACAAGGAGTTGTCCCAGGCCATCAGTTACGCCGTGCGGGTCAGTTTGATGATCGCGCGCGGCCGGGTCGGGATGTGGAGCGGGTTGGACTGCGACTCGATCTCCAGCCCCTTGTTGAAGCGCAGGGGCTCGAGACGGGTGTAGTACGGCAGCCCCGGAGTGTTAACGGTCTCGAGGTAATCGCCCGGCGCGAAGCGGGTGATCAGGAAGTCCGGCACACCTTCCGGTACGGCGTAGGCTTCGTCATCACTCACGTACGACACGCTACCGACCTTGCCGCGGTACCGCTCGAAGGTAATGCCTCCGATGTCGAAGGAATTCGGCACCTTGCCCAGCAACTCGGCGGCGCGCGCGGTATTCAGGTAGGTTTCACGCACCGACTTGTGGTTGATCAGGTCCTTCCAGAACTGGCGGCCGCAAAATGCACGGGCGCCGGTACTGGGCAGAGCACCCAGTGCGTCCTCGATCATATCGAGCACGTCTTCGCACTTGTCGCGCACCAGGGTAGCGGCATTGCCAAGGTCGAACGGCACCACCTGCTGCTCGATGCCGAACTCGGCGTAGACGTCCAGAAGCGGCGTCTCCGCATCGGCGTCCAGGATCAACCCCTTGATGGCCCCGATGCGCTGCCATTCGTGGGTCATATCCAGTTGGCGACGGTGCTTGGCCTGGTAGGTCGCCACGCGGGCTTGAGCCGACTCCAGCTCGGTCATGGAGCCGAACGCCCGGATGCCTTGGATCTCGTCTGCCATCATGGTGGAGTTCTGGGGCAGATGGACGGTGTTGAACGGAATCAGCTTGCGGCCGGCGATCACCACGGGTTGCGGCACGCCGCCGCGGGGCTTCGCTGCGACAAGTCCAATTTTCTGGCCGTCGTACTCGATCTGCACCACGGTGTTCGGGATGCCTTCCTCGTGGAAGAGTCCGAGCTCGCCGATCCGCCCGGGGACGAACGGCTGCTCGCTGATGGCGACGGCTAAACTGGGTACAGAGAAGGCGTCGTCCTGGAAAATGCTGATATCGGCCATTTCGGGCTCCTGAAATGAAGATGGCCGCGTGTAGGCGGCCATTGACTAATTTGAAGTGGGGTTGAAGGAAGGGTTATTCGCGAACCAGGATGCCCAGTCCGAGCAGGTCGGCCTGACCGGCGGCATCCAGGCCGACGAGCAACTCGCCTGCGACCTCAGCGCTGCGCACGATGGCAACGGCCGCGACGTCGTGTTCGGTCGCATCCACCGGGGCATAAAGGATGCCGGTTACAGCCCGGCGGCCGTCGTTGGCACCGTCGTCGTCATACGGCACCCATTCGCCCAGGCCCGCATTGACAGCGATCGTCCATCCGTCCCCGACAACAAAGTCCGTCGAGCCATCGGACAGCGTGAATCCCAGGCCTGCCGCGGCAAAGGCAACGCCGACCGTGCCGGCGCCAATCACGGCGCCGTTCGGATCCGTGACCATGAACTCCCCACCGTTGGTGGCGGCCTCGGTGATAGAAACCGTGTACGCCCCCGTGATGGCCTCATTGCTCACGGTGATCGACCCGATGGTTCCGTTCCCGGTGTTGCCGCCCTTGGCCGTGGCGACCCCGGCATTGGCCGCAGTGATCTTGGCCATCAACGTGCCGGCAGCAACCACGCCGGCGCCCGCATTGACGATGATGTTCTCACGCGACTGGTAGCCGTTCGCCTCGGAGAGGATGAAATCGGCAGCGCGAGGCTTCTGGTAGATGAAAGACATGGTGTGCTCCTATCAAGGTTGCGCGTTTCGCGCGCGGCGGGCGGCATAGATTGCCGAGAGGTTCGGCCCGCTGCGCGCGGGCGCCGAATTCTGTGGGCGTTGCAGGTTGCTGATCTGATCCGCAGAAGAGGCAACCACCTGGTCGAACAGTCGAGCGCGCACCGCCTCGACGCCCAGCCCGGTCGCGACGAAGTCCGCGGCGAGGTCGGGCAGTTTGGCGGCCAGGCACAATCCGGCTATCTCGCAGGCCTGGGCGACGCGGCCATTCGCCTGTTCCAGGTCGGCCGGCAGGCCCGAGACGATGATGCTTTCGGCTAGATGCGGAATCTTGTTCTCGCGGCAGGCGGCATAGACGTGCTTGGCAACACTGGCCGCCGGAGCCGGGGGTACGGGGTCGGTTAGCAGCGACTCGGGAGGCAAATCGCCGGTCGGCGGCGCCGTAGCTTCCTCGGGCTCGTCGGCCTCCTCCAGCAACGCCAAGAACGCGGCCGGCACGCCTTTGTGCTTCGCCAGGACCGCTGTAATCTGCCCCGACGCCGCCAGCTTCACCGGCTCTTCGATCAGCGTGCAGAAGCCCAACGCCTGGGCCTCGAGTGCCGTCATCCACGTGGTTTCATCCATCATGCGCTGGATCTCGGCTTCGTCCTGGCCGCTGCGCGCATACGCGGCCAGGACGCCTTCGGTTGCCTTATCCATCATGTCGGCCTGCTTGCGCAACTCCTGCGAGTCGCCCAGCGCGATCGTCCACATGTTGTGGATCATGAGCATCGCGTTGTCCGGCATCAGACGGT